CAAGTAAATTCTATGCTTCAAAAACGTTACAAATTGACAATTGTTATTGTTGATAGAACTATCATTACAGAGCGTGACGGTACTAGAACTGTTCAAACTCCTTGGGCAGCCAACAAAGTTGTTTTCTTGGAAACTCAAAAAGTAGGTCGTTTGGTTTACGGTATTTTGGCCGAAGAAACCAGACAATCAAAATCAGCTACTTATGCCAAAGCCGGCAAGTACATTCTATTGAAAAAATGGTCTGAAGAAGAGCCTTTCTCAGAACATACATCTTCTCAAGCATTGGCATTGCCAGTTATTGATGCTGTAGATAGCATCTATCTTTTAGATTCAGAAGAAGCAGCTGTTGATGCTCAAACTGAAGGTGATGCAAACTTCTTGTACTTGACAGTTTCTTATACTAAAGCATCTGTTGCAGCAGCCTTGAAACTAGCTTATCCAGCTACTAAATTGACTGTTGCCTCAACTGATGCCAAATTGCTTGAAGCAATCAATAAATTGTCTGAAGAAGCAATCTTGATCTTCGAAGCGAACTTAACAGAGTCAGCATAAGATGTACAACGAACAAAGCATAGTATCATTAGTCACTAGAATTGGTTGGGAGAAACCTTTAGACACTGCATTTGCAATTGAGATAGATGAGGAGGTTCTATCCGCAGATTCAGAAAGAAAAGTAAATTCTTTCCATCAACTCGTTACAGTGGAGAATGTCTATGCAGCAGTTCCAGAAATAGAAATGGGAGCCGTAGATTTCAACGGCTTCCTTTCTTCTCTTCGCAAACAATCGGTTTTAGAGGTCTTGACCGCTATTTTCGACAAAAACGAAATGTATGTAGAAGAAACTGATTATTCAGCTTTGATTATTGCAAGACCAAGACTGTTTGACGATGCCATTGGATACTGTATTGCCATTAAAGCATTGGAATTGTTCATTGCATCCAGTAGAAACAATCTCTTGGAACGAAACGCCAAATTGAGTTTCCAAAACCTGAAAATTGAATTGGAAGGTGTTCGAAACGATGGTGGTTTCTTCGTAGCCAAAGGAATAATCTACAAAATGGAAAGAGCAATCCAGAAAGCACAAAACATATTGTTTCCAAAAAATGCAACCGTGCAAAACGGTAAACCCTGGTAATTATGAACTACAACAACTATCCATCAAAAGGAATCGACCACAAAATTAAACTCATCCAGAATGCATTAGAATTGCATTTGGGTTTTGTTGGTGTTGATTTTTACGGACGTGTCCAAAAAGTATTGGCCAAGGATGGAAAATCATTTGTACCGGAAGTTCACATTTCAAACAAGGAGCGAAAAGAAGTTTTCTATGATGACAGAAATGCACCTGGAGGAAATGTTTTCTTTATTGACGAAGATCAACACACTTCCAAAAATGGTGTGCAATTCACCGCCAAAGTAAAGATCGTTTTTATGTTGAACTTAGATAAATTATTTCTAAATACAACCTACAGAGCAGATTCAGAAGTTCAGGATAAATGCGTCAAGCTAGTCGAAAAAATAAAAGCATTAGACATTACCGGATTGGAAAAAGGATTGAAAAACGTTTTCAAGGATTTTGACATCAACAAAATAAAGTTGAATGATTTGCAACCCTATCATACTTTTTCGATTACCGGAGAATTAAAATACACGTTTAATAATAATTAAAAAATATAGGACCTATGAGTATAATCGTAGAATTTGCCGTAACAGGCGAAAGCAACAAGAACACTGGAGCCAATGACCAATTCCGTGAAGGAGTAGTTATTCGCCACGCATTGGCCACGGATGAGCAAGAATTTGCAACCGTAACCGCTGCCAAAACATTGGCCACTTGGAAAGCCGATGTTGATTTAAAGAAAATCGTACCATTGTACGAAATCGAAGAACTGGCCATCGGTGATACCGAAGACACCTACTTCGAAGGAAACTCGAAATACAAAACCAAAAACGGCAAGAAAATCAGGACTTTCAATTGTATGATTGGGGTTAATTCTCACGCTGCATTGGCTTCGTACAACGGAAAAACTATGCGTTTGTATGAGTTCACGGATGCACAGGAAATCAAAGGAGTTACACCTGACGGCGTTAAAGTTCGCGGTCAATTGGTAACTATCGAGGTTGGAAAACGCATCGATTCAATGCCGGACAAACCAGCTTACACACCGGTGACTTTGACTTATTCCGATTACAAAGATTTCGAGAAAAACGCTGTAATCATCAAACCAACTTGGAGCCACATCGAAGTAAACGGAATCTTTGATGCTAAATTGGTAGTTGTGAGTTCTTCTGCAGCTTCTGTTAAATTCAAAGCTCTTACGGGTGATGCACTTGATCCGGTAACTTCGTTAACTGATACCGATGTAACATTCAAAACCGCTGCCGGTGTTGCCGTGACACATTCATTTGTGGCTGCTGATGCTAACGGTGTTTATGAATTGACAGGAACAGGATTTGTGACTGGAAACGTTGTGAACTTAAACGGTGTTGTGATTCAAACAGAAGCCACTTACGAAAGTGTTGCTGGTCTTCCAATTACTGTCTAATCAATGGCACGCGCCAATTACAAAGGCATAACGTTTGAAGATAATTACAGTAGGACGTTTGATCAGTTCAAAGCCGAGTTCGAAAACACTTGGGTATTCAAGGGAATTCCAGAAAAGGAAAGACTTTTAGAACTGAAAAAAGCTTTTAAGATTGCAAGCAAAAAAGCTGCAGAAATAGAAGTGAACCAATAGAATAGAATCAATTTATTGAACAAGAGGCTAAAATCATCCAATGGTTTAGCCTCTTTTTTTATACAAAATATGGCCACATTCAACCAACAATTAGAACGTTCGAAAGATGTATCCTCTGAAATCATTTCCAGGGAATTATTCCTGTTTATAAAATCAGTGAGCGAACACTTGGTAGAGTTGAACAAAAAGCAAATCAATCAGGATAGCCAAGACATTTACGGAAAAGCAATTGGATTCTATTCCAAAGCCACGGACATATTGACCAATGGACAAAAAGAATGGGGAACACCTTTCACCGGAAAAGACACCGGCGATTGGTTGGACAGTTTTTACGTGACCGTTCTTGACAACATATTTTTCTTTGGTTCCACTGATCCCAAAACCGATGATATTTTAAGCAGCAAACATTGGCTTTCCCACAGCCTTTTTGGATTGACAGACGAAAACTTGAATGATGTTATCGAAACTAAAATTAAACCATTCGTATTGGATTACAACCGAAAAAAATTAGGATTATGATTTACAAAACACTCCGAAAATTACCAATGGTCACGCTAATCGAAATCATCGATTCAGGTGACGTTTCCTTGCTTTCAGACGAAGAAACTTCTATCGAGGAATTGGTAGACGTTTGGAATGTTGTTTACAAAGAATATCAGGAAAAATACAACAAGCAAAACAGTAACAAGGTATTCAATCTTTCCAGAGAAATTGAGTATTTAGACAAGAAGTATTTCGAAATAAAACTGATTGTCGAAGCCTTGAAATTCGATGTTTATCCAGAGTTGATTGAGATACTTAGCGATTATGGATATCGATTCCGTGATGAATACTACAATGAAGATCTGGAACGTGTCGAAAGAGAAAGCGAAGGAATCATCCAGAAAATTAACCTTCTGAAACAAGGGCTTCCAAAAGTGGAAACAACCAGCAACGAGGAGTTTTCAATCATAAACATAATGGCAAGTTATGCCTCTGTTTTGGGTTACGACTTTGATTTTTACACCATATCAGTTGAAAAATATCACGCATTGGAAAAACAAGTGAAACAAAAAATAGCAGCTATCGAAAAAAACAACGCTAAAAACCACAAATAATGGCAGAGGGAACTATAACCAGAAAAGACATAATCACCGACGATGCTTTGCGTTGGGGTGATGAATATGCAAAAACATTGAATGAGGCAATTGCTAAAAATAAAGAGTTTGTAGATTCCATTATTTTGCTAAATGCCGAAAACGTGAAACTTCGCAGAAGCGAAAACCAAACCGAGTTCATCAAGCAAAAAAACGAAGTTAGGCTTATAGCTGAAAAATCAATTCTTCTATTAAAAGAAGAACAAGTTGCTGAAACTAATTTAGAAAAAGTTAAGCAAGAAACTTTAAAAACAGAGAAGTTAGCTTTAGATATTGCTGGTAAAAAACAAGCAATTATCAGAGCCAATACAAAGCTATCTGTAGAGGAAAGATTGGCCAACGAGCAAAACAATAGAGCTGCAAAAGAACAGGCTATTTTAGCTAGCAGAATGACTGGAGCTTATACAAAATTGAATCTTGAACGTACTATCGCTCAAAGAACTTTAGCCAATCTTCTATCTGCCGAAAAGAAAAATACAGCCGAAATAATAATTGCGCAACGTGAGTTTGAAAAACTAGATGCCAGAGTAAAAGCTGTTGATGCAGCAACTAAAAATTACTCCAAAAACATAGGTAATTATCAAAGTGCTTTTTCTGGTTTAAATAATACTGCTAGGGAATTGATGGCCACTTTTGGTTTAGTTACCGGATTGGCTTTGTTTGGAACCGTAGTAAAAGATATTTTCAATGTTGTTAAGGACTTTGACCGCCAGTTAATAGCAGTTGGAAAAACAACCAATATCACAGGCGATGATTTAAAACAGTTTGGTCGTGAAGTTGTAGAACTTGGCGATAGATTAGAAGGGATTACCGTTGATGGATTAATTCAATCTTCTGAAGTTGCTGGACAATTAGGAGTTACCGGAACCGCTAATATTTTAAAATTCTCTGAAGCTATTGAGAAACTAAAATTAACCTCTAATATCATTTCAGATGAACAGGTCGGCCAGTTTGCTAAATTCATTGAAGTATCATCTGATAGCTTTGAAAATGCCGACAAATTAGCATCCGTAATTACCCAATTAGGAAACTCATTTGCGACCACTGAAGCTGAGGTATTAGCTAATGCAACCGAAATTCAAAAAGGTGTTGCAGTTTACAATACATCAGCTCAAGGTATTTTGGCGCTTGGTTCTGCAACCTCTACATTAGGATCAGAAGCTGAAAGTTCAAGAAGTGCTATTCAATCGACATTTTCTGTAATTAATAATGCCATTGCAACGGGTAAAAATCTTGAAAAAGTTTTAAAACTTACTGGATTAACTCAAAAAGAACTTTCAAAACAATTCAACCAAGATGCAACTGGTGTTTTTGTGAAGTTTGTAAAAGGATTATCAGATGCAAAAGACAGTGGTGAGAATTTAGCTTTAGTTTTAAATGATGTAGAAATTACAGAAAAGAGAGCCTTTACAGTTATTGGTTCTTTGGCTGCTAATTATGGAATTCTTGAAAGTTCCATTGCTCAAGCCAATAAAGAATATATTGATAATGCAGCATTAAATAAAGAAGTTGCAGCAGCTTCTGAAAGTATTGCATCGATAGTTGCTGATTTGAGAGATAAATGGGAAGCTTATGTTTTACAAACCAATGATGCAAATTCAGGATCAGAAGCACTTACCAAAACTTTAAAATTCCTTAGAGACAATTTCAAGGATATTATAAATTTTGTATTGAAAGCGGGTGCAGTTCTTTTGACTTATTTAGGAATTGTAAAAGGAGTTAATTTGGTTATGGCCACATCTACAGCGTTGCAAACTGCTTGGACTGCTGGTCAAATCCGTTTTGCATTAGCTACCGGAATAGGAACAGAATCGATACTAGCACAAGCAGCAGCAGCTCGTACTGCTACCGTTGCACAAGAAGGTTTGAATGTTGCTGTAAAAGCCACGCCTTGGGGGTTAATCCTTGGTTTATTGTCTGCCGTGGTTGTTGCTTATATGGTTTTTAATGATCAAATGAGTGAGGCCGAACAAAACATTCAAAATATTGTAGATGCCAATAAAAAGCTTCAAGAATCTGAAAAATACTATGCTAATCAAAGAGATAAAAGCAGAAATGAAGATTTTAAAGGAATTGAAGACGAAATTGCATTAAGAAAAGCTAAAGGTGAGAATTCAGATAAACTCGACAAAGAAGAAATTGCAAGAAAGAGAGAGATTTTAGACGCTCAAATAAAAGTTTTTTCAGATTTAAAAACAGTAGAATTAGAGAGAACAAAAACTGAAATCAATTCATCTAATCAACGTATTGCCCAAATGAAAATTGAGCAAATTGCACTAGAAAAAAGCGGATATCGAGTAAGCAAACAAGGTAGAACAGACGATCAATTGACTGAATTAATTGCAGCCGAAAAAGTAAAATTGGATGCTAAAAAGGCTAGTTTTTCTGAGAATGCAAGATTGACCAAAGAGGAGCAAACTAGGCTAAATAAGTTAAAAGGAGATTTAGAAAAAGATGCAGCTGTAAAAGATGCAGCCGCAAAAACCGAAGACGATAAAAAAGCCAAAGCAGCCAGAGAAAAAGCAGCCAGAGAAGCTATGGAAAGAGCCAAGAAAGAATCGGATTCTCTTTATGAATTGAAAAAACAACAACTGGAACGTATCATAAAAATAAATGAGGAGACGGCAAAAGATGATCAGCAAACAGACGAAGCTCGCATCGCCGCATTAGATATTAGCCAGAAAAAACAAATACAACTTACTGAACTAACCAAAAAACATTCTTTGGATGCTGATAAGTTCGTTACTGCAGAAAACAAATTGAATGCCAATCAAAAGCTAATAATCGCCAACGAAGCGGCCAATAAAATAGTAGACATCAACAAAAAAACTGCCGAAGAAATATTGAAAATAAACCAATTTGATGAAGCCAAGTATCAGAAAGATTTAGAAGACAAGGTTTCCAAATTAAATGTTTCAATGAATGCCGAATTGCAAGCCGAAAATGAAAGGTTTGCAGCATTAGGAGATCTGGAAGCGATGGCACAAGCCGACAGGGAAAAAGCAGTCGAAGATCACGAAAAAAGGATATTCGATATCAAGAAAGCCTTTGCTATAAAAACCTTGAAGCTTCAAATTGCCAATCTTGAAGCAGAACTGGTGGCCAGTGACGCTCTTCCGGCCAATGAGCAGATATCGGCAGACAAAAGGCAAAAAATTGCCGAAACAATCAGTAAGGCAAAACTGGATTTATCTGAAATAGAGGTTAGCACCAATAAAAAGAATTCAGACAAAGAGGTAATGACTGAAGCTGAAAAAACGGAAAAAATCCTTGAAATGTCATCTGCTTTAACCGGAGCATTGACAGATCTTGGCAACGCTGTTTTTGAAAGAAAAATTCAAAACATCCAAGAGGAAATAGACAAAAACAATGAGTACTACGATAGGCAGATTGAACTTGCCGGCAACGATGAACGCCAAAAAACACTCCTTGAAAAAGAACGTGAAAAAAAGAACGAAGAACTAGAGAAAAAGAAACGCAAAGAGCAGCACAAACAAGCCGTTTTTAATAAAGCATCTGCAATCGCACAAGCTGGAATCAGTACTGCATTGGCTGTATTATCAGCATTAAGTACACAGCCATTTCTTCCGATGGGTCCAGCAATGGCAATATTGGCCGGAGTTCTTGGAGCAGTTCAAATCGGGGCAATTATCGCCACACCAATTCCAAAATACAAAATGGGTCGTAAAGGTGGTCCAGCTGAAACAGCTTGGGTTGGTGACGGTGGAGTAAGCGAGGTTATTACCAATGCAAGAGGTTTGAATCCAAGATTAACACCGAACATCCCTACGCTTACACATCTGAACGAAGATGATATTGTGCATAAATCTATGGCAGATTATCAGGCTTACATGAGAGCTTCTGTTTTATCAGGATTAAAAATAGATAGTCACAGAATGAATGATTTTCAGGCTAAGCAAAACGAGAAAAAATACGGTAAAGAAATGCTTGAAGAATTGAAACGAAATACCAGAGCTATCGAGAGACAAAGAAATGGTTCTACTATCAATATGCCTAAAATCGATATTCCACATTCAATTTGGAAGTATAAAAACACTAATTGGAGTTAATTTTATTAGGTAAACCAATTGAAAATCAGTATATTTATGTATTAATTTTTAGTTAAAAAACATCAATTTATGATAGGAATTTATAAGATTACATCGCCTTCAAAAAGAGTTTATATAGGTCAAAGTGTGAATATTTTTAATAGAATTAAAAAATATAAAAAAGGCAATTGCGAAGGTCAAATTAAACTACATAGGTCTATTTTAAAACACGGATTTGAAAAACATCACTTTGAAATTTTATGTGAATGTGAAGTTTCGGAATTGAATGATAAGGAAAGGTTTTATCAAGATTTGCATTCTGCTATAGGTATTAAAGGTTTGAATTGTAGATTGACTGGAACTAATGATAAAAGTGGGATAATGTCAAATGATTCAAAATTAAAAATTAGTAAATCTACAATGGGTAAAATATTGAAAGATGAAACTAAACTTAAAATTGGTTTATCTCATAAAAATAGAAAGCATTCTGAACAATCAAAAAGTAATATGTCGGATGCTCATAAAGGAAATGTAAGTTCTATAGAATCTAGAATTAGAATGAGTATTGCGAAAAAAGGTAGAATTGTTTCAGAAGAGACAAAAGAAAAATTAAGACAACATACAGGTAGGCCAGTATCAATGGAAACTAGAAATAAAATAAGAAATTCACTAATCGGAAAAAAAGCATCTGAAGAATCGAAACTAAAAAAAAGTAAATTGGTTTTAGATACTCAAACAGGAATTTTTTATAATTCAGTAAAAGAGGTATCTATTTTATTTGAAATACCATATAGCACAATTAAGAAAAACCTAAACGGAACAAATAAAAATAACACATCATTTTTAATAGTATAATATGGGAAATCTAGGATATTTTGATAGAATAAGATACACTTTGTATAACAAGAGTCAGGGAAGTCTCATCATAGAGGAACCGATTGGATTTTCCTCGGACGAAAAAGAACTCGCACGTCACGAACAGTATCACGGTATCATTTCTCGTTTTTCAAACTCCTCAAAATTCATTGGTGATGGCAAAGAGTTCATTCAGTTGGTGTATGACATTGAGGGAATCAATGCCGAAATCAAATTGACTCGTGAAGAAAAACATCCGCAAACCGATATTTGGATGTTGAGTTATTCCGGTTATCTTGATTTATCCACCTATGAAAAAGAAGACAACCAAATAGCAATCAAATTCAATTCGGGAGGGATTGAGCAAGTATTGAAAGCGAGGGAATCTGAACAAGTAGAAATTGACAGAACCACGACAATAGACGGCCAAACCATTCCAGACATAGTGCCTATTACCGTGGCTTTGGATGGTAGAAGAATATTCTTGAAATCGAAATTTGAAACGAAATCAAATGATAATTCTCTGAGTTTGTTTTGCGATTCTAATTCCGGAGGAACTAGAAACCAAACAGCCGGAATGCCTTTTTCGATAATTAACAAATCGCACGAGCAAGTTCAAGATGTTTTGTCTGGCAACACGGCAAACGAAAACACAGGAACAACCGGAATGATGTTCTTTGCCAATTCAGATAAAAAAAGAACACTTCATATCAAAACTGATTTTACATTCAAATTTGACGCTAACCAAGATCATATTGACTGGTCGACTTTTAGCATCAACTTGACAAAATTTAAGAATGGGGTTTTGTATGACACTCCAACACGGATTTCGTTGTTTTCATTGGCTTCAAAAGACGCGATCGGTAAAGCTATTGGGAAAACATTTTCAGTGAATTATGACAACAGTATTGATGTTGAATCAGGCGAAAGTTTGGCAATAGAGGCGTTCGAAAAAGCTGATTTCAAATCAAGTCCAAATGCAAAACTATCAATTTCATTGAGTGAAATTTTTGGAACTTTATTTGTTGAGGAAGATTCACATAACGAAAAATCGACCACCAAAGCGATCTTGGCTCACGAACATATGGATCGATTGGTGACCATTGCCACAGGAAAAGAAAATGCGTTCTATTCTAATTTCTTGGGGAGAACTGATTTAGGATATGCAACAGATGGTCCAGGATCTTTGACTGGCGTAACTCACGGATTCTGGATAAGACAATTTGACAAATTACCAATTCCTGCCGAAGCCACGGCAACAACTTCCAAAATTGAAAATCTTTTTAAACCATTGACAACCTCATTCAAGGATGCTGTTGCTTCATTAGATGCTGTTTGGAATATTGGGATAGGAATTGAAATAGTAGGAAATAAAGAGCGTGTTCGATTGGAAGAACTCTCTTATTTCTACAACAACAATGTGACTATTCGTTTGGGGCAAGTCAAGAAAGTAAAGAGATCCTGCGCCACGGAATACTATTATTCTTCATTGGAATTTGGCAGCGAAAAAGGAGGAACTTATGAAGAAGCGATGGGATTGGATGAACCAAACGGAAAATCAAATTTCACGACTGTAATCAACAGATTAAAATCCACTTATTCAAAGTTGTCAAAATACAGATTCGACACCTACGGAATGGAATTTGCCAGACGTAAGCCAAAATCATTGAATGATACTGAAGATACGCCTTATGATTCAGACAATTTTTTGATAGACTTGAAACGTGGAATAACAGCTACTTTCGAACAAAGAAAATGGCAGGATGATTTTGAAAACGAACCAACAGGAATATTCGATCCCTCAAGTGCAACCAATTTAAGATTTTCACCAGTCAATTGTTTGCTTCGCCATTCTTGGTGGTTTGGTGGTGGTTTCAAAAAGTATTTGACAGATTATGTGCGCTATGGTAGTTCATCAGCTAATAGCCAATTAAAAACAAAATTAATAGGCAAAAATGAATATTCCGAAAACGGCAACATCATAAATTCAGAATTATTCCCAGCGAGGTTCTTCCCGGAATGGATAGAATTTGAATACGAATGTGGATTTTATACTATGCAAATGGTGGAAGGAAAAACCATAATTAAAGGCAAAGAAATAATGAATTTTTACGGACTAGTGGAGTTCACAAACGAGAATAACGAAAAAGAAAAAGGATTCCTTTTTAATCTCAAGCCAAATGGCAAGGGAAGTTGGAAATTATTAAAAGCAAATAGATAACAGTATGGCATATTCAAAAATAACAATCGAGTTTACGGCAGTTCCAGATGTTGACGATTTTTTAAGTATTGGGGAAACTTCTTTGGGTATATCGCTATTTGAAACGTTCAAGGAATCTCGATTATCAAGCCGTCAAGTAACGTTGCCAATATTTGCACCTGATGATGGCATACATCCTGATCGGTATTTTGGTTTTGTAAACGTAAACTACAAAAATGCTTTCAATTTAGACTATAATTCAACAGGTCTATTTACTTTGACTA